TGTTAGTATCGCGATAACTACTAACATTTTGTAATTTATACTAACAAAATGTTAGTAGTGAATAATGTCATATGGTATATATGGTATATATGGTATATAGTTGAAAGATAAGGGTTTTCGGCTGGTTGTCGGGCGGTAGTCTCTGGTTTTGAGACTAAAAAATAGTTTTGAGACAATAGCTGATGCAAAAAATAAAGTTAAAATAGCTGTTGACAACGCTAATTCGAGTGGCTAAGTTGTCGTTATAGCGATGTTGCCAGGCAAACAGCTGTTGACTATATCCGCCGCATGGAAAGAGAAGCATTGCTTCGTTCAGCAAAGGAATAGCCATGGGTCTTCTTTACATGCTCGCGCGCCTGATCGTTCGCAGCAGGCACTCTTACCGGCGCAGGCGGTTTCGTCGGTAGCTTTTGGCAGCGGATAAGGCACAATCATCATGGATGGCATAACTATAACACTGTGGGCAATTGCCAGCTTTTGCGTAGCTGGTGCTGGCATTTGCTGCCTGATCGGTATTGTTTGGATGGTGAAGGATGCGCAGGACAAAGTTTTGCGCAATCGCAATATCGAAGGCCGACAGCAAAGCGAGAGACCCTGATGGCAAAAGTCACGCCAGAAGCTCTTGCTGCCAGTGGCACTGAAGACGGCGAGCAATCCGCGCTGTTCTGCTACGCGCGCCAGGCTGAGAAGCTGGATTACCGATGGGAGCTTCTGCACAGCATACCGAACGGCGGGCGCCGAGGGGCTGCTACGGCCGCCAGGATGGCCGCTACAGGCGCTAAGGCTGGCTACCCTGATGTGGGGCTGGATATCGCCGCTGGCGGCTTCCACGGGCTGCGGATCGAAATGAAAGTGGCAGCCCACGAGGGGCATGCAGGTGGCAGGTTGAGCGAAGCTCAAAAATACTGGCACCAAATTTTAAGACATGAAGGCTACAGTGTCGTGGTTTGCTACGGATGGAAGCAGGCTGTTATTGCAATCGAAAGCTACTTAAATGCCAGTCTCAAAAGCAACTGATGTAATGGACGCAAGATTTTATGCAGCCATTCCAGTTGGAACGGTGCAGTTCAGATTTTGATTTTGATTGGGCAGCGTGGCTAAGCGGGTTATCGTGTTGAAAAGGGCTTTGCTGCATGGTATGACTTTCGGATTATCGTGTTGATATGGAGGCAGCAAAATGCAGGTTAAATATGAACGGCAGCTCTTCGCTCGATGCCCTTCCGACCACGAGCCAGACGTGTATGACGTTACCATTGAGTCCACCCGGACGATCCTCGCTGAGGACATCAATGCTGCCTTTGATGAGATCGGTGCATACGAGAAGCACCAGCCGCAGGAGGAAATCACGGTCAAGCTGGCCCGCAAATTTGCGGCTCGCGTGAAGACTGTTGGCTGGCATTATGGCGTTCGGACCGAAGTGGTTGCGTGATTTCTTGAGTGGGGGAATGTTGCGTGATTTACTTGAGTGGGGTGATCCGCCCAGAGCTTCTCGGAAAACGACCCGACCTTGGCTTTCTGCTGACGCCGAGGATGGGTAACGTTTTTGATCTTCAAGCGGGGCCGTGGGCTGCTGATAATGGCTGTTTTTCGGCTGGCCAAAGTTTCGACATGTCTGCATATCTCGACTTCTTGGGGGCGAGACGTCATGCGGTGGCCAACTGCCTTTTTGCGCCTGCGCCTGACGTGGTTGGCGATGCTGCGGCGACATGGCGCAGGTCTGAATGTGCATTGGGTCAGATCCGGCAGGCGGGATTTAAGGCCGCGCTTGTCGGCCAGGATGGGTTGAAAGACCCGCCATGGGACGCTTTCGACGCGCTGTTCCTCGGCGGCACAACCGAATGGAAGCTTTCGCATACAGCTCGCGACTTGACGGCAAACGCTAAGAGGCGCGGCAAGCACGTCCACATGGGCCGCGTAAACAGCGAAAAACGACTGCGCACAGCTGCCCTTTGGGGCTGCGACTCTGCCGATGGGACGTTTCTTGCTTTTGGGCCAGACAAGAACACGCCTCGTCTCCTTGGATGGCTCGACCGCCTCACCGAGCAACCTGAGATGGCCTTTGCATGATTGACTACCTCGACATGTCCGGCCTGCTACGTGCAATTCCAGTTGGAACGGTGCAGTTTTTGCTAGATGCAAGAACGGGTAAATGGAGTAGCAAACTTGCCACAGCTAACGGCTGGATTTTGCTGGGAAATTATGCTACCAAATCGGCAGCCTGGAACGATGTGACAACGCGAGTTGAACATGCTTAGGAAAGAAACAATGCAAAACGTTATTACTGCAACTGACGTTGCTGCGTTTAATGGACAGACGATTAAACGCCCGATTAAGCCTGAACTAACTCAATTGCCGGCAGAGTTTGTGAGGCTGATCAACCGAACGTTGGCCGATTGGCGGTTCGTTCACATGCAGCCAGATGAAATTTATTTGGCTCGCGCACACATGGAGGCGGGCGATGATGCGATCTATACCGCAATAATGATTGCGAACCGCCGTGTTGACAGGTATCAAGGCACAAGCAGATGACAAAACTTTGTGCAATTAGACAATTAATGGAAAGCGCATTTAGATCAGGCGTTAAAAGTTACGATTTTGATATATACCGTTTGCCGTCGCCTCGGCCAGCAAAAGCTCGCACTATTTTGTTGCCAGCTAATCAGCAAAACAATCGGCTAATTCTAATTGAAAGAAAACAGCTATGATTATGACAGCAGCCGGCGAAGCTCAGCTTATTGCCGATGAAGGCAAAGTTGCTTATCTTTATGATGACGTAAACGGCGCACCCATCAAAAAAGGTCCAGCCGGTGGCAATCCTAGCATCGGCATCGGTCGCAACCTTGTGGGCAATCCGCTGTCTGATGACGAAATAATGTATTTATTTGATAACGATTGCAACAAATGTGCAACTGCAATTTACAATAAGTTGCCATGGGCCATGTCGATATCAGCGGTGTGGCAGGACGTGCTTATTATGGTTCAATTTAACACTGGCAATGTTTTTGCCTTTGTTGAAATGCTTGCAGCTATGCAATCTGGTGATGCTGCAACTGCATCTGCGCAATTGTTAAATTCTGAAGCAGCTAAGCAATTGCCTGCCAGATACGGCAGAATGGCAGACGCGATTACTGCAAATGCGTGGCAAGGCTCTGCCTCGGCTTAGATTACGCTTGGTGATCAAAGCCGTTCGGGTGTAAGGCGATAGCTACCTTAGCGGGGTGCTCGCTTTGCCGATCCAATTTCCTAAATTTGTGCAGATCGGCAGCGGCGTGCTGGCCTTCCTGGCTGCCGGCATGAGCGGATCAACCAGCGGTGTAGGTCCTCAAGGGCCGCCAGGCCCGCAGGGGCCTGTAGGTCCACAAGGCCCAGCCGGTCCACAAGGCCCTGCGGGGCCGACTGGTGCCACTGGACCGGCTGGCCCGCAAGGACCGCAGGGGTATATCGGTCCCGCTGGCCCTGCCGGTTCCGCTGGCGCTGCTGGTCCCGCTGGGGCTGCCGGTCCACAAGGTCCACAGGGGCCGCCTGGCCCGGCCGTCAGCGGCGGTAGCGTCAATCAAATTCTTTCCATTCAGAGCATCGGCGGCAATCTCACGGCCACGTGGATATACGCGCCGATGGATTTCCAGACTTTCAACAGCAGCATAAATGCTAGTCAAGTTGTGTTCTATTTGTTTGCACAACGTAACTTGCAGTTTGCAGCAAATTTGTCTGGTTCTGGCGGGTTGGTTGCTCTTGTTGCTGCTACTGCGTCTGCAACATTTAACATTTTGCATAATGGCACTTCGATTGGATCGGCCGTATTCGCTGCCGATGGCACGGTAGCGGCGATTACTACATCTGCGTTTACTATGGCTGCTGGCGATACGCTGGAAATTCAGGCACCGGCAACTGCTGATGCAACTTTATCCGGTTTGTCATGCGCGCTAACATGCTTGCGGTTATCGTGAGGAAATGAAATGACAACCGTTGTTTTAGATGCTGCCGGCGAAGATGGCGAGTTTCAGTATTTCAATGGCGTAGCTGGCATTGCTACAACTGGCTCAAGCTTTCGTTCTGCCTACGCGCGTTGCGGTTTGCAGACTTACTCTCTCGGCAATAATGTGTTCATGCGCCGCCCTTGGGCTACGGGACCGCAATCAAGCGGCTGGTCTACAGCGCGAGCATGTTTGTCAAATGACAACGGCGATGCACCTCAGCCTATGTGGGGGCTGTATTCTGCCGATGGCGTCTTAAGATTTTACATTGAGCAAGGTGCAAGCGGCCACCCTTCTCAGAACTGGAATGTATACATTAAATCTGCCGAAGGCGCTGTGACACAGCTTGGTTCATTTGCATCTGGTTTTAGCTTAAATCCGCCTATTCCAGACAAGATAGATTGCAACTGGAACATTGCCGATGGCTTTTCGTTTTACATAAACAAAGCTCTTGTGTGCAGTTATTCTGGTAGCCTGGCTACAGACAGTATTACGCAGTTTGTAGGCAGTCATCACGCAGGATGGGAAACGCAAACCGAAGTCGTGACATGGAGCGAAGTTGCTTTGCTGTCGGGTGACAGCCGGGATTACACGCAAGCTACCAATGCTGCGACTGCCGCCGGCACGCTGGATCAGTGGACCGGCGCATATACGAACGTTAACAAAGTGCAAGTTAACGATGGCACTTTTGATACTACAACGGTGTCTGGCAATGTGCAGCGATATCTTATGGGCCAGATTGCAACAGGCAACTTTAATGTTATTGCAAAAGTAACATCTTTGCGAAACACACAAGGCGGCGGTGCGCTCGGGCATCTTTCTTTGGCAGAGCTAATCAACGGCGAACCATACACGGCCGGCCCGGTTGCTTTCAATTCATCGCTTAGTCCGACAACATTTATCCAGGCAACAAATCCTGCAACTGGCTTGCCCTGGACTCTTGCTGACATTAATAACACGGCAAGAGAAAGTGGATATGAGGCTACTACATGAGCGGCACTATATCTTCAGCAGCTATAAGCAAGCAAGTTGAGTATGTGGCACTCGGGGTAACTGCTGCTGCTGCAAGCAAACAAGTTGAGTATGTGGCGCTTGAACCTATTCAGGCCGTCAGTAAGCAAGTTGAATACATTTGCTTGATGGAGCTACGTCCTTCGCCTTTGCTAAACGTTTCAATAGGTATGTGATGCCGGCTAATCATTACAATTGGGGCTTTTGGGAAGAAGGCAAATTTGTGCGCGTGCCATCGCTGCCGCTGACTCTTGCAGGTTTCAAAGAACCACCATTTACAGTCAAAACATTTTACGGCGAGCGAACGATAGTGCAGGCGCCGGCTGAACAGGCCGATGAAGCGCAACTAAACGAAGGCCGAGCACCATGTTGAATTGGGCTAAAGAGGCAGTAAAAGAAGCCATTGAGCCAAAGTTGCAAATTGGCACCATTGTCATAATTCTTATGAATGGCATTTTTGCTGGCGCCTGGCTGCTAAACGATCATCAGATATCAACTGATCTTAAGGCAGCAAACGAACGTATCAATGCCTCTCTGGATCAAATCAAGATGCAATTGCCTCTAACAACAAAAGACATTGAGTTTAACGGCAAGCGCATAACCGCACTCGAAACTCAGCAAGCACAAATACAATCTGAAATTGAACAGTTGAAAGAGCAAACAGCGTTAATTCAAGCTCAAATTGAAGACATAAGCCAGGAGACACAAAAGGGCCATGACCATCATTGAAATAATCGGCAATTGCATCACAGCAATTGCCACAGCTTGCGCCCCGGTGATTGCTTATGCGTTGCTTGCAAAGCTGGGGCTTGAAAAGAACGCGCTCGCTAATCAGATTGTCACCACGGCGATCACGCGAGGCACTGGCCTGGCAGTTGCTGAAGGGGTGGCGAAAGGCGATCCGCTGTTGACGCTGGCCGAGAATAAAGAACCTGCGGTTAAAACCGCTGTCAATTATGTGCAGAGCGTAGCTGCACCGGAGCTAAAACGGCTTGGCGTAAGTGACGAAATGGTTGCCACTAAAATTGCCAGCCAACTTGCGCTTACTCTAAATACACCGACAATTACTGTTGCAACTGGACCGAGCAAAACATGACAGAGAATTTGAAAATAATAAGTAGCGCCGTTGCTGCCCTGTTGCTTGCTGTTTGCGGGGCGTGCAGCTTGACGACTGTTTCAACGGACACCGCCAGCAGCTTAGATGCTGGTGTGCAGGCGCTTACGCAGATCGACAAGGGGATTGCCCTTTATGCTGATTTGCCTGCGTGCTCAGGCGCCCAACAGATCGGATGCGAAGTGCCGGCCACAGTAGCCAGGCTGAAAGCCGATGCGGAAACGGCCAGAACCGGCCTTGAAGCAGCCCAGGCTGCCACTGCTACAGCTACCCAGGCGGCATCTGCTTTGGCCTTGCTGGCAACCATCACGGCCGAGTTTTCAGCCCTGCCTACGTCAACCGGAGCTACCCCATGAGCGATACAACACCGAGCACCACTGAAACCATCGTGAATGACGTGGCAACGGCCGCCACCACAGCAATCGAAGTGGCTTTCCCCAGCGTGACGGCATTGCTATCTGCTTTCAATGCCGGCCTTCCAGTTGCCGAGGCGCTTTACAACGATGCGGTTTCGGAATTTAACAACGTCATCAATGGCGTTACCGTCACCCCGGCGCAGATCGCAGCCGATGATGCTGCGCTCGATACCGAAGATGCCGCGTTGCAGGCAATCCAGCCGGCCGCGCCTTCGGTGTAGTATCGTTCTGCGGCGCGAGCTTGCGCTCTTGCAAAACATAGCTTTTGCAAGCCGCAGGATGATAAGATGGGAGGCAGCTTTGCAGTTGCCTCCCATCTTTGTTTTTGAGCCATGACACAGCGCGTTCAAGTTGTTCCATTTTGTCAATTCGGCCGAGATACGTCTTGGATGACACAAGATGTAATCGAGGGTTATGTATACGCTTGGGTAAAAGGCGATAGCTTTGCTGAAATGTATATTGCAAAGCACGCGCAAGGCGATCCTATTCGCATGCGCACCTTTCGCGAAGTGCTGTTAGATGATCCTGATTTTGACGATCTGCGCATGCAAATCTGGACAGAGCTAGAGTTACCTGATTTTGGATCAATTGAATATCACATCTGGAAATTAGAGCGCGTAATAGATAGTCCGCTAACGCCAGTCAGCGAGCTTGCGAAGCTGTATAAAATACTCGGCGAGTTTCGCGGATGGATAGCTAAGCCTACCGAAAAAACGCCCGGCTCGGTCACGATCAATAACACTGTGGGCATGTCGCGCGAGGCGATCCGCGTAATGAGTGATGCCGATGCTGAGCGCGCATATCAAAGCTGGCTGGCTGCGCGCTGATGCCAGTTGCGTTTGACTTTGATTTCCGCAATCCAAATTACGGTAATGTATTCCGTGATCGTATGATCAAAGCGCAAGAGCTTTCTGATCCGAGTTTGGTTACTGCGCTGAAAGTCTATTACAAACAGCATCCAGCACAGTTTATTAACGATTGGGGATGCACATTCGATCCGCGCAATGTCGATATAAACTTGCCTTCAATCATTCCGTTTATTTTGTTTGATAAGCAAGAGGAATGGATTGAAACAGTTATGCGTAAATGGCGCGCACGAGAGCCGTTGCTTTGCGAGAAAAGCAGAGATATGGGTTTAAGCTGGCTTTCTGTTTCTTTGGCTGCAACCTTATGTCTTTTTAACGATGGAATTGTCATAGGCTTCGGTTCTCGAAAAGAGGAATATGTTGACAAAATAGGCTCGCCTAAATGCTTGTTTTGGAAAGCTCGTTTGTTTCTTAAATACATTCCTAAAGAGTTTTTAGATGGATGGGACATAAAGCAGCATGCGCCGCATATGCGTATTGTTTTTCCTGGCAGCGGATCGGTCATAAGTGGCGAAAGTGGCGATGGTATTGGGCGTGGTGATCGAACGTCAATTTATTTTATTGACGAAAGTGCATACATAGAGCGACCAGAATTAATAGAAAGTTCTTTGTCTAATACTACAAATTGTCGAATTGATATATCTTCTGCGCGCGGCATGGCTAATCCGTTTGCACAGAAACGATTTAGCGGCAAAATTGAAGTTTTTACCATGCATTGGCGCGATGATCCGCGCAAAGATGACGCATGGTATGATAAAATGCAAAATGACTTAGATTCTGTTACGCTCGCACAGGAAGTTGACATAAACTATTCTGCGTCTGTTGATGGTAAAGTTATTCCTTCGGAATGGATACAGGCTTCTATTGGCGCCGCTGCAAAGCTTAATATTGAACCGACAGGCAGAGTTTTTGGTGCATTAGATATTGCTGATGAGGGTGTCGATATAAATGCGTTTGCTGTGCGCAAAGGAATCGAATTAATTGGCTTGTTTGGTTGGAGTGGTAAAAATAGCGATACACTTTACACATGCGAAAAAGCGTTCCTTTATTGCGATCAATTTGACTGTGAAGAATTCCAATATGATGCCGATGGCATGGGCGCGCTTGTGCGCGGTGATGGCAGAATGATCAATGAACGCCGCGCAAAAGCCAACCAGCGTGTTATTAAGACAATGCCGTTCCGAGGATCAGGTGAAGTGCTATATCCGGAAAAAGAAGAATTTATTAAAGGCAGAAAAAACAAAGATTACTTTTACAATCGCAAATCGCAAGCGTGGTTTACGTTACGAATGAAATTTCAGAACACGTATCGAGCAATCACTAAACAACAAGAATATAACAAAGAAGACTTGATTTCAATTTCAGCAAACTTGCCAAATCTTGTAAAGTTGATTATTGAATTATCACAGCCTACTTACACGCTTTCTACAAATGGCAAAATTATAATTGACAAGTCTCCCAAAGGAACAAAGTCGCCAAACTTCGCGGATGCTGTCATGATCGCGTTCGCGCCGGCCAGGCGCAACATTGGCCTATTTTCGTAAGGGGTGCGCGCATGGGGCTGATATCTTGGCTGTTTGCTGGCAGCAAGCCACAGCCGGTTGCCGTAGCGCCGCGCGATCCTCGGCGTGGTTTGTTTTCAACAAACATGCCGGCCCCACAGCAAGGCCGCACCGTTATTCCAGAGCTTCCCGGTGTGGTGCCGATGCGGCGCCAGCCTGGTGATGGAACTGGCATGGACAGTTTTGATGATGAGGGTGGAGACGTTGCGCTGAAAGCGCAGTTTGGTTCGTCATATGCCTATGACATTCCCGATGCTCAAATTCAATGGTATGCAAAGCAAGGCTTTATCGGCTATCAGCTTTGCGCAATTCTTGCCCAGCATTGGTTAATTGACAAAGCATGTTCAATGCCTAGCAAGGATGCTGTGCGAAAGGGATGGGATATTTCAGCAAATGACGGCGTAAATTTGCCACCAGAAGTGTTTGCGTATATCAGAAAAATTGACAAAAAATTCCGTATAAAGAAGCAACTAACGGAATACATTCGGTTCGGTCGCATATTTGGCATACGCATTATGAAGTTTGTAGTGGAAAACAACGATCCGTTATATTACGAGCGTCCATTCAACATTGATGGCATTGGTCCGTATCAATACAAAGGAATGGTGCAGATTGATCCGTATTGGGTAGTGCCAGAGCTTGTCAGCAAGAACGTTACTACGCCAGGCGAGCCTCATTTTTATGAACCGGAGTTTTGGCGCATAAACGGCCAGCTAATTCATAGAACACATCTATGTATTTTCATTCCTGCGGAAGTTGCGGACGTTTTGAAACCCGCTTATTATTTCGGCGGGGTAAGTGTTCCGCAGCGCATTTACGAGCGTGTATATGCTTCCGAGCGAACCGCCAATGAAGCGCCTATGCTGGCGATGACGAAGCGGTTGACTGTGCTAAGCACAGACGTAACCGAAGCTATTGCAAACGAAGTAAAATTTAACGAACGCATGCAGTGGTTTCAAGAAACACGCGACAATTACGGCGTAAAAATTAACGGCATTGATGACAAGCTAGAACAATTTGACATATCTTTGACCGATCTTGATAGCGTTATTATGACGCAATTTCAGCTTGTGGCAGCCCAGGCAGACGTGCCTGGCACAAAGCTGTTAGGCACGCAACCCAAAGGTTTCAATTCAACCGGCGAGTTTGAAGAAAGCTCTTACCATGAGTTTTTGGAAAGCATGCAATCGGATGACATGGAACCTGTTTTAGATCGGCATTATGAGCTTGTCATAAAAAGCTGGATTATGCCGAAATTTAATTGCCCACAATTTGAAGTTGGCGTTTCATGGATGCCGCTTGATGCTATGACGGCGCAAGAACAAGCGGGTGTTAATGCAACTAAAGCTGCTACTGATGCGGCGCTAATCTCAGCCGGTGTCATTGAACCGCAGGACGCTCGTGATCGAATTGTGGCGGATCGCGATAGCGGTTACAACGGCATGCCTGCCAAAATGCTGCCTATGCCTGATAATCCAGCCGGCGAGGAAACGGGCGCCGAGCCGGGCCAGGCGGGCGGAACGCGGGCGCAAGCTGCTGGTGTAGCGGCAAAGCTTCCAACGCCACGCCAGCACGCGGAAGCGGGTTCCTGATCGGTGGTTAAGCGGCGTAAGGCCAAAGTGATCTGGCGCGGCAAAGTGCTGCGGCCTTCTGCTGCCATACAGCAAAAGTATTTGGCAAAAATCAATGCCATGGTTGATGCCATGATCAAGGAAACACGGCGCGAAGTAGAAAAGTTGTTTGATCAAGATTATGCCCATGAACATTTCGGCACGGACAGTGTCGGCATTGACGCGGCACCATTGGCAAGTCAAACGCGAATTTTGACTAACAGGCTAAAGAAAAAATACGATCAGCTATTTGGCAAAAATGCTTTCGGCATTTCTGATATGATGGTTGACGCAACTAATCGTCATTCGTTTGCAACGTCAATGGCAGCAGCTAAAGACTTGCCAACATTACGTGATGTTGGCGCAAAGTTAACGCTTAATTTTAAGAATTTGGATGCGCCAACGCGCAACATTTTGAAGTCTTCCGCAGATAGATCGGCTGATTTCATTAAAACTATACCAGAAAAATATCTAAATAGCGTGTCACAAGCTATGTTTACTAGCGTAACTAGCGGCAACGGCATGCAAGATTTAATACCATTTTTTGAGAAGTTTGATACTGGCACAAAAAATTGGGTGCATAATACTGCAATGGATCAAACTCGAAAAACTTATCAGGGTTTGAGTATTGGCCGGATGAAGAAAGTGGGCGTGAAAAAGGGAGAATGGATACATTCTGGCGGTTCTCAACATCCTCGCCCGCTGCATGAAGCGTTTGACGGGAAAACATTTGACTTGGATGTCGGCGCCCCGATTGGCGATGACGATGACAATGTTTTGCCAGGCGATGATGTTAATTGCCGGTGCTCTTTCGTGCCTGTAATCGAGGATGACGACGACTCTACACAAGATATAGATGATGACGAAGAATAGCCTTTCACGGCATTGCAATGTTGTGTTATGGCTACCGTAAAGGGCGGAGCTTATCTTGACAGCGCGGGTTCCTGATCGGAACGGATGGTTTGAAATACCCCAGCAGCCTCTTTCGCGGGCCGGTGTGTTTCCCTATCTTGGCCGATCAATTAACGCGCCAAACCCTGATCAGATGTATAATGTTTATCGGCCAGCAGATGAGTTAGCTGATCCAGAGACGGTAAATAGCTTTCGTTTGATGCCGTTAATATCGGATCATCAAATGTTAGGCACTTCTGATCCAGGTTACACGCCAGC